CTATTTATAGGAGCTTAATATGACCACACGAGATAAACTAGAGAAAGTCCTCGAATATATTATAAACGAGGAGTCAGAAAAAGCGAGTGATTTGCTCCATGATGTGTTTGTGGAAAAGGCTCGTACTGTTTATGAAGACTTAATGGGTCAAGATGAAGACCTAGAAGAATACGAAGAAGAAATTAATACAGATGAAATAGAAGAAGAAGAAGAAGATCCAGAAGAAATGGAAATGGGCATGGACGATGCAGAAGCTGATGTAGCTGATGATATGGCTATGGATATTGCACCGGACATGGAAGCAGACGACGAAGAAGCTGCTCCTGATGAAATCGAAAGTAATTTTGAAAAAGTAGAAGATGCTATTGAGGAATTACGCCAAAGCTTTCAAGCAATCCTTGGAGATGAAATGAAAGACGAGGACGATGAAATGGAGTCAGTGGAAATGGAAGAAGAAGAAATTGGAGCTATGGAATCTGTAGAAGATGATGAAGAAGAAACTACTACAGAAAGTGCAGAAACAGAGGAAGAAGAGTTAGAAGAAGACCTAAATGAAGAAGAGGAAGATGAAGAACTAGACGAAGATTTTGATTATGTAGATGAATCAGCAACTTTAACTGCTGTTAAAACTCCACATAATACAAGTGAAAAAAGTCATAGTCCTGTAGCAAAAGCAGGTAATAAACCTGGTGGACCTGTTAGTTCAAGCATGATGAAGGATGCAGGAGCAGAAGGAAAAAAAGCTCACATGGCGCCTAAAATGATGAATACAGGAAATGTTAATGTACCAGGAGCTAAACAAAAACTTGCAAGTGTAGCTATGCCGAAAAGCTCAGAAGCAGCAGGAAATACAACTAGCCCAAATAACGGAATGTAACTTATGACTGTAGCATTAAGAGAACAATTAAGCTTTGAAAGAGCAGGATTAACTGTAGAAACAATTACTACAGAAAATGGCGACAAGAAATTGTACATGGAAGGAATTTTTATAGAAGGTGGTGTAAAAAACCAAAATAAAAGAGTATATCCAGTACAAGAAATTTCTAGAGCTGTAGGTTCTATTAATGAAAAATTAAAGTCAGGCTATAGCGTTTTAGGAGAGTTAGATCATCCGGACGATTTGCAAATAAACCTGGACAGGGTGTGTTTGCAAATAAATGAAATGAAAATGCAAGGGAATAATGGTATAGGTAAATTACAAGTTTTACCAACGCCCATGGGAAATATTGTTAAAGCCTTGTTAGAAAGTGGTGTAAAATTAGGTGTAAGTTCTAGGGGAAGTGGAAATGTTGCTGAAAATGGTACTGTTAGTGAATATGAGATTATCACAGTAGACATGGTTGCTCAGCCTAGTGCTCCTAATGCATATCCTACACCAATTTATGAACGGTTACAGAAAAGTAAAGATGTTGTAAGTTTAGCAGAAGCAATACAACATGATAAGAAGGCTCAAAACTTTTTTTCAAAAGAAATGGTCAAATTTATTCGGAACCTAGATATTAGGAGAAATTAATGAAAAATGCTTTCGAAGAACTTTTAGGTTCTGAGGTTTTGTCAGAAGAGGTGAAAACAACTCTAAGCGAGGCCTGGGAAACAAAACTTACAGAAGCAAGGCAAGAAATAAAAGCCGAGCTACGTGAGGAGTTTGCTCAGCGATACGAACATGATAAGAAAAACATTGTTGAATCAATGGATCAAATGTTATCAGATGCTATAAACACTGAATTAACAGAATTCCAAAGTGATAAACAAAAAATGATAGAAGCCACTGTAGCTTACAAGCAAGGTGTACAAAATCATACTAAAGTTTTGGATCAGTTTGTATTAGAAAATTTAGCTAAGGAGATGAAAGAACTTCATGCTGATAAAAAGTTACAGGAACAAAATTTTAAGAAATTAGAAAATTTTGTTTTAAGTCAACTAACCACAGAGCTTAATGAATTTTATCAGGATAAAAGAGCTCTCGTAGAACAAAAAGTAAAGTTAGTGTCAGAAGGAAAGAAAATGATTTCTGAAACTAAACTACAATTTATTAAACGAGCAGCTGAAAAGGTAGAAAAGCTTGTAGAATCCACAGTGCGATCTGAAATGACTACATTGCGTGAAGATATCAAGCAGGCGCGAGAAAATAATTTTGGTAGAAAGATATTTGAAACTTTTGCAACAGAGTTTATGACAAGCTATCTTGCAGAAGGAACAGAACTTTCTAAAATGAAAAAGAAGTTGGAAGAATCAGATCAAATGGTTCAACAACAACGTGAAAAACTTTCTGAAGCAACGGATGCTGTGAATGTAGTGGAAAGTAAAATTAAAATAGTGGAAGGTCGTGCTTTACGGGAAAAAACTATGAATGAATTACTTTCTCCTCTAAACAAAGATCAGAAAGAAATAATGACAGATCTTTTAGAAAGTGTGCAAACAGATAAACTAAAAGGTGCGTATCAAAAATATTTACCAACTGTTCTCAAAGAGAATAAGCAAGTAAATGAAACCGAAGGTAAAGTGAATCTTGTTGAATCAACAGGAAAGCGAGAGATTACTGGAAATAAATCCTCTAGTGTAGAGGCCAAGGCCAGTGATAAAAATGATTTAGTTTACATTAAAAAACTAGCCGGTTTAGAATAAGGAGACTTAAAAATGGCAGATTTATTTGAATCAAGGAACTGGCAGTCCACCAAAGAAGCTCTTTGTGAAGGATTAGAAGGTAACAAGAAGGCTGTTATGGAAAGCACTCTTGAGAATACAAAGAAATATTTGATGGAACAAGCCTCAGCTGGTGCAACTCAAGTAGGAAATATTGCACCTCTTAATAAAGTGATTTTACCTGTAATTAGACGTGTAATGCCTACAGTAATTGCTAATGAAATTGTAGGTGTACAGCCTATGACAGGTCCAGTAGGACAAATTCATACATTACGTGTACGATACGCAGATACAAAAGCTGATGTAGTTGGTGGCGAAGAAGCAATGTCCCCGTTTAAGATTGCTGCAAGTTATTCAGGTAACGAAACAGCAGCCACACCTGGACCAGACGCTACAGCAACATTGGAAGGAAAAGCAGGTAACAGATTGAATATTCAAGTACTCAAGCAGACTGTGGAAGCTAAAAGCCGCAAGTTGAGTGCAAGATGGACATTTGAAGCCGCTCAGGATGCACAATCCATGCACGGATTGGATGTAGAAGCAGAAGTAATGGCTGCTTTGGCTCAAGAAATTACAGCAGAAATAGATCAGGAAATTTTAAAAAGTTTGGAAAACTTAGCTCCAGCTTCAGGAGCATATGATCAAAATGGTGTAAGTGGTACAGCAACTTTTGTAGGTGATGAGCATGCCGCATTAGCAGTGTTGATCAACAGAGCTGCAAATTTAATTGCTGCAAGAACACGACGAGGCGCAGGTAACTGGGCAGTTGTTTCTCCTACAGCATTAACAATTTTGCAAAGCGCAACTACAAGTGCATTTGCTCGAACTACAGAAGGAACATTTGAGGCTCCAACAAACACAAAGTTTGTAGGTACTTTAAATAGTGCTATGCGTGTATATGTAAACCAATTTGCAAGTGATACAGATCCAGTTCTTATTGGTTACAAAGGTGCAGGCGAACTTGATGCTGCTGCTTTCTACTGCCCATACATTCCTTTAATGAGTAGTGGAGTAGTATTGGATCCCCAAACGTTTGAACCAACCGTAAGCTTTATGACACGTTACGGTTATATTGAATTAACAAACGTTGCAAGTTCATTAGGAAATGCTGCAGATTATTTAGGCAAACTATCTATTACTGCTGCAAATCTTCGATTTATTTAATAG